CACAGGACAATTCTCAGGCACATAGTGATTATCTTCTTAATACTTCCGACCAGATGGATGGTGATTTAACTATAGATAATACATCAACTGAAGCATTGCTTGTAAGGCAAAATGTTGATGCCAAAGATGTATTTACTGTTGATACCACAAATTCAAAAACTCTGGTAAATGGCGGCATTGGTGTTTTAACGGGAGGTGGTAGTGCAGTTATAGTTGGTGAATCGGCTCAAAAGTCTGGTGTATTAGTGGGTGGAGATTTAGCAAACCCCATTACTGGGACGGGACTATTTTATGCTTTAGATAGTTCTACCTATTGGCAACCAACCGCTGATAATTCCTCAATATACGGTTATTTTTCCGCCGTCGTTTCTCTTGGTACTTATGATGTAACTAATGTTACAGGTATGTATGGAAACAGTGTAGTTATTGGAGGTGAATATTATAGCGGTACTGTTACTAATTCAATCGGCGGAAGATTTAATGCGGGTACTCACAATATTTTACCTGGTGATGTTACAAATGTTTATGGCATTTATATTGGAAGAGCTACGGGGGGAACAGCTCAAAACTATGGAATCTATACGGCTGAAACAGCAGCCACAACCAAGAATCTGTTGGCAAATGACAGCCAGAAAACGCTTTTCGGAACAGGCGAAGATGCTTCTGTTTATTATGATGGAACAGATATGATTATCAATCCGAAAGAGGTAGGAACAGGTGTTCTTTCGGTCGGTGGGAATATACAACCTGTTGACGATGACACATACTATCTCGGCAGAAATGACGATGACAGCCCGAAAGCTTATAAAGGTGTTATCCTAAAAGATACAACAAACGGGAAGTATTACAGGATTGAGGTTATAAATGGTGTTGTTACAGCTACCGATTTGACGGATTAAAGGAAGATAAATTGAAAACAGGCAGGCCGACAAAATATGACCCCTAAAAAAGAAAAATTCTGTAGAGAGTATATAATTGACTTAAACGCTACCCAAGCAGCGATAAGGGCAGGTTATAGTAAAAAGACAGCAAGTTCACAAGGTGAACGCCTGTTGAGAAATGTTGAGATTTCAAAAAGAATTGAGGAGTTGAAAACAGAACAGCAAGACCGCCTTCAAGTCAAAGCGGATGATGTAATTAAAGAGATGGCTCGAATAGCTCTTTTAGATGTTGCTGATGTAATCGACGACGATGGTTGCTTGATGAGCATAAAAGATATACCTATTGATTCACGCAAGGCTATAGCCTCGATTGAAGTAACAGAAGAGTATGAAGGTACAGGCAAAAATAGGAAACTGAATGGTTATATAAACAAAGTGAGATTCTGGGATAAGAACAAGGCTTTAGACAATTTGGGTAAGCACTTTGGTATATACGAAGTACACGAAAAACAGAAAGCACAGGGATTGGCGGAATTGTTAAAGGAGTTATCGCCAAGTAAAGGGAAGTTGCCAAGTGACGACGAAAGAACTTAAAGACAATCTGGATAATCGGCTATGGCGGCTCAATAATCTTTATTGGATTATGGACGACCAAGGCAATAAGATACGTTTTCACCTAAACGCCGTACAGTACGCTTTATATATGGCTATGTGGTGGCTCAACATCATACTCAAAAGCAGGCAACACGGGATAACGACATTTATCTGTATATTCTTTCTTGACGCCTGCTTATTCAACGAGAATGTAAGGGCTGGCATAATCGCTCACAGATTAGAAGATGCAAAAAAGATTTTCAGGGATAAGGTCAAATATGCTTATGACAGGCTGCCGAAGTCTATAAAACAAACAATATATCAGACAAAGGATTCAGTTGAAGAACTCTTGTTAAGCAATAACAGCAGCATTTACGTCAGTACTTCTATGCGCTCGGGAACGCTGCAGTATCTTCATATATCAGAATACGGTTATGTGTGTGCCCACGCACCAGAAAAGGCCAAAGAGATTAAAGATGGAGCTACAGAGACAGTCCACGAGAACGGGTTTATATTCATTGAATCGACAGCCGAAGGTATGGGTAATGATTTTCATTCGCTATGTAAGACAGCCGAAGGGCTGAAGAAGAGCGGACAGAAGCTGTCTAAATTGGATTATAAGTTTCATTTCTTTGCATGGCACGAAAAGCCGGACAATGTTATCGAGCCTGAAGATATAGCAATAACACCAAAAATGAACGAATACTTCAATGTTTTAGAGGTCATCTATAAAAAAGAGATAACGCCAGAACAAAGGGCTTGGTATGTAGTCAAGAAACGCACTTTGGGTACTGATATGTATAAAGAGCACCCGTCAACGGCGGATGAGGCGTTCAGGGCCTCTATGGAAGGTACATATCTCGGCAAGGAAATGGCGCTTGCAGAAGAACAGGGAAGAATAACATTTGTACCGCACGACCCATCGGCTAAGGTATTCACTTTTTGGGACACAGGCAATATTTATACATCTCTTTGGTTTGTTCAATTCAAGGGTGAGAAGATTAACTGTATTGAACATTATTACGATGACTTAGGCCAGGGCTTGCCACACTTTGCGAAGTTATTGCAGGACAGGCCGTATGTATATGGTGAGCATTGGGCGGGACCCGACTTAGAACCTAAACACGGCAGTAACAGCAAAAGCTTTCAAACAGGCGAAACAACTATACACGAAGCAAAGAGGCTCGGTATTGACCTAAGGACGGTCGAGCCACACTCTTTCGACGACAGAATAAGGTCAATAAAGAACATTATGCCGAAGGTCTTTTTTGATAAGGAAAAGTGCGAAACAGGATATGTCGGCTTAATGAAGTTTCGACGGCGCAAGAATACACAGCTATCGACTGATGACAGGCCGGTATTCTTTGAAGAACCGGTGAGAGATACTATTGACATACATATCGCCGATTCTTTCGGCCATATGGCAGTCAAGTATTATACTTTGTACGTTCAGGGTATTCGTGTTGGTGACCATATACAGAGAATAACAATGCCAAGGAAGAGTCCATACTCAAATAACGTCCTCAGCAGAGGATTCAGAAAGAGAAAGGGAGCGTAATATGCCAGCAGAAGAACAAGCAATATTAGAGAAACCGAGAAAAAAAGAAGATAGAGCTATTGAAATATTGGAAGAAGCATTGGGTGGTCAATCGGGCAAAAGCAAAAACACACTTATAAAAGATGCAATTAAGATATTGAGAGCGAAGGGAGCGTAATATGAATTTCGCATTGATTACGGTTTTGGATGCTTTATTCGGCGGTGGTGGCGGCGGACATAAGGTTGTAATGCCGACGGCTACAGCACAGCAGGCAAGGCGGACGGCAGAACCGGTAACGCAGGTGAGTGAGGACGAAAAGAACAGGCTCAAGCTCGCTGCCGCATTTATCAATCAGGACTGGGACAATTTAACTCTGGGCAAGAAGGCGTTATTGGGATTGACAGGAGCGTAAAATGTTAGATATTTGCCAACATACAACAAATATGTATGTAGAAAAAGAGGCGCCTATACTTATGTGGCCGGATGGCTCTGTTAGGGCTGTATGTTATAGATGTATGAAATGCGGGAAATGGATATACTTGGATGGACTGGGGGAAGCCTGGAAAGTATATGAACCTATGAAAAAGAAGCAGGCGTGACTATAAGGAGCGATGATAATGCCAGGCAAAGGATGCAGAAGGAGTTTAGCGATGCCACTAACTAAAAAAGAGCAAAAGACGTTTGAGGATATGTTTTGGGAGATAACTGATGTGCATCCCGATTCAAGGTTTATGGATAAACTTGCCGACTTGATATTTGATATGACGGGCAATGTGAATTTGCGGATGAGATTCTACGCTATGGCACAAAAGATGTCAAGAAGAAGCTGGTTTGAAAAGAGGAGCGAATACATCAGAGCTAAAATGCAAGAGAAGGGTAAATTACAATGACAGGAAAAGGTTGCAAAAGAAAGCTACCGGACAAGCCAGGCGGCAAAGTAAAGGGTCGTGGCAAGGTTCTGCGAATCAGGACGATAAAGCCGAAACCTGGCAAATATATTCACGTCAGGGTTATGTCAAAGAAGGGGCCGCGAGGTGGTAGGACGATTGCAAGCGGCGTACAGACAGTAAAGAGAAAGACAAGACGTAAACGCAGGAGAAGGTAATGTCATCTAAGCGACGCAAGGCTAAGGATTTAGAAGAAACACAGAAAAAGGCTGAATCTCATAAGCCGAAGAAGAAAAATGTTATCAGATTATGAGAATAGTAAATATTAGAGAAACAAGATTATGAGTACTTGGGAAGATAAAAACCTTCACGAGAAAATATCTGCCAAATTGAAGTTTCAGGAGAGTAAATACTCTCACTACAATACATCGAGGGATAGGATTGCCGAACTGTTCAGGCCGGATATGGATATTGCATCAGATTCGAACAGCAGAGGTGATTTCTTGGGCAAGGATATTTATGAGGGTACTGGCCCCTGGGCTTCAAGGGTAATGTCAAAGGGCTTACAGAATAATTTAGTAAGCTCTGAAATAGACTGGATTATGTACATTATGGCGGCCTTTGAGCTTCGGGGCATAGATGCTCTTGATGTGTGGTGTCAGGGCATTAAAGACCATATGACAGCAGCATATCGCAGAAGCAATTATTACGATATAGCTACGCAGTTTACACACGATGGCTTGACTATAGGCTCTCCGGTAATGATGTCCGAGGAGATTGTAAATGAGCAAAAGGTAATGTTTATGCCGCACCATTACCGGAACTGTTTTGTATTCTATGACAGGTATGGTCGTCCTGAAGGCTTAATAATCAGGGACAAGAACTGGACGGTTAAGCAGATTTGCGACAAATTCATAACAGCCAAAACGCCGGAAGCCAAGAAAGCGGAGAGGGAAAAGAAATTAAGCACCTTACTAAATAATGAAATCAACAACGGCGATTATTACAAGGAACACACGATAATACTGGCAGTATTCAAGTCCGACGATGAAATCTGGGATGCTCAGGGATTCACAAAGCCGTTTGGCGATTATAAATGGTATATGGCTTACTATGAAAAAGATGCCGAAAAGGACAAGCAAAAAGAGCCATTGTCAAAAGGCGGCTTTTTCGTCAGGCCGTTTATGGTTTGGAACTATAATAAAAAGCCCTGGGATAGTATCTCCTGGACGCCGGCTTCAGCGGCTATATGGGATATGGCGTCTCAGCAGCAGGTTCATAAGCACTATATTGAAGGTACGCAGCTAACAACGAGAATGCCTCACATTGCGCTCAAGAGTATGGAAAACAGGCTCAATTTCGATCCCGAAGGCACTATGTATGTAGATGAGCAGGAATACGACAGGCCGCCCAAGCCGCTTGAGGTTTTGGGTGATATAAGGTTCACAAAAGAATTGTCAGAGGTATTCAGGGCTGCTATTGAACGGCATTTTGAGATAGATTTATTCAAGATGTTCTCAAGATTGCCGGAGCAGATAAAACAGCCTGTAACGGCAACGCAGATAATACAAATGATGGGTGAGAAAAGAACCCTTTTAGGCGGCATTGAATCGTATGCCAACGAACTGTTAAAGCCGGCAGATGATATTATTATGGGCGTGGAATACGAGGCCGGTCGCGGGCCTTTTCATCCCTCTGTTATGGCGAATATCATAGACATAATTAGGAACAATGCCAAAACGCGTATGGCAACGGCGGAGGTTATGCCTGAATTTATAAGCCTGCTGGCGCGGGCGCAAAAGATTGCTCAGCAGTTACAACCAATACAGACAGGCGTTGCGGCACTTGCGGAAATAGGTACAGCTATGGGGGACAGGGACTATGTTCGTCTAATGATAAAGCCGTACGAGACGGGCGATGGTATTCTCGAAAGCCTCAATTTCCCGCAAAAGAATGTTAATACAAAAGACGAATACGAGGGTTTGCGTGATGAACTTGCCAGGCAGAGGGCAGCGGATAAGCAGACTGAGTATGCGATTGAGATGGCAAAGGCGGCAAAAGGTGTTTCCGGCCCAGTCGATGAGACCAGTATATTGAAACAGGCTGTAGGAGCAACATAAATGAGAACAAAAATAGAAATTGAGACAAGAAAAACATTTTATCGAATTCATATAAACAGAATTTGGGCTCGCTATCACCTATGGAGATATTACAAGCGAAATGAAGCACAAGGCCATTGTTGGTTAATATGGTCTGTAAATTTAGGATTTATTAATATTGACTGCTATGCGTTAAATAACAAAAGCGAATGCAAAAGAATTTTAAGGGCGGCTAAATGAGATTACCAAGCAAAGTAATGATTTCAGGCGTTGAGCATAAAGTAGTCAAGACAAGTGCTCATAACGGCGGACAAGGAGACACTGGTAAGCAAATTGTAACTATAGGTACAAAACACAATAAAGACGACAGGCAGTTTTCAACACTGGTTCACGAAATTGCCGAGTGTTCTTGTTTTCAGAGAAGAAACCATTATCGCAGCGAAGATGGCAGAGATATGTTCGTTATGACGCATAAAGAGTTTGAGTTAATGACTGACGATATAGCCACAGCATTATTTCCTATGGTGAAAAAGTAGGAGCAGGCTAATGCCACTAACTGACAAACAAAAAGGCTATAAAACTATGCTACAGAGGGCTTATCTTTTAGCAGGCAACGATTATTTAGCCTATAGAATTGAGAAAATATTTATTGAAATCAAAACAGAGGAGGAAAAAGCCTTGCACAATGACGTGGTTATAGAGATTCGCACTATGGTCGAACACGACTACGGAGGGTTTATAAAAGAAATGGTAAATGTTCTAACTGCTAATTTATCAAATAAAATGGCTCGCAAGCGTAGATTCCGCAAGTTTCTAAAGCAAGTCGCCAAAAAAATAATGTTAATAGCAGGTAAATCGAAAGGATAATTATGAGTAATGGTGAAGGACATTGGGCCGAAGGGGTTGAGCACCCATCAATAACGGCTGAGAACAGAGAATCGTTTAACAAGGCAATGGGCAAGTACGAAACTCCCGAAGATGCACACGTTGGCTTATTGGAGGCACAGAAAGTTATAGGAGCGCCCTTTAAGCTGCCGGAATCTATGGACAAGCTGCCGGATGATAAGACGAAGGCGGAGTTTATGTCCGGCGTAAATAAGCTTACGGGTGTTGTCGAGAGCGAGGAGCAGCTAAAAGATTTCCCCTGGACGAAGGGGATGGCCGAAGGGGGACAGGCCGATGAGACAATGGTAAATACGTTCAAGCAATTCTTGTTTAAGAATCCTATGCCCCGAACAACAGCCGAAAACGCAGTTGAGCTTTGGAATACAGCTAACAGGCAGGCAAGAGAATCTCACACTCAGGCATTAAAGCAGCAGGTTACAGAAACGAATCAGAAGCTATCTCAGGCTTTCGGCGGCGATGAAAACTACAAAGTGCAAAAGGAGCTTTTCAAGAGGACGCTGCAAAACAAGTCAGGATTAACACCAGAAGAAGCAGGCCAGTTAGTCAACGACCTGTTTGACGAAAACGGTAATATTGTCGCAGTAAATCCATTGTTCACCAAAGCCATAATTACGGCAATGGCACCGCTATCAAAACAGGGTTCAACGGAAGGAGGTGAAGGTGGTGAAATCAAAGAAAAAGAAAAAGAAAAATCATTCGGCGAAAAGGAAGGTTTAGAGAAAACCACAAAAGCTTTATGGGGAGAATAATATGATAGTAAAAGTAAAAAAAACAAAAAACGAAATCTATCTGACTTTCAGAATGCCGATAGACAGCAAGGTATCTGATCCGAGAATTAAGGCTAATGAATGTTTCAGGAACGACCTTAAAGAATATTTAAGAAAAGCGTTTCCTGAAGAAACTCCGTCTTTTGATATTAACTTTCTCAGCCATAATCCTGAAGAAGTATTTGTATTAAACAAAGGAAAGATTACTAAAAATTATCAGGTAGTATTGATGCTAATTAAAGAGCCTGCGTAAGCAGATACCTCTCACAAAAATAAAGCAAGACACTTTTGCCATTGGCAGAACCTTGTGGCGGCGTTGGAAGAAACGCAACCTGCAAGTGGTTGAACTTGTATGTTGTGAGCCACGATAAGTGACACCTCACTCCGAAAACGAAAATTAGAAATATTTGTTTAAGGAGTATGCCAAATGGCAACGACTAATTCACTATTAACTTATGGGAATGTCTATGATTTGCTGAAATTCCGCCATCCAAACGGCAGTCCTGTTGAACAGATTGCACACGCTCTGGCGGAAAGGGACGATTTTTCACGTCTTATTCCCGCGTTTCCGGCAAATGAAGGATTGACCCATCACGCACTTCGGCAGGTAAATCTGCCGACAGGCTATCTTGTCACTTTGGGCGGTAGCTGGAAGTCGTCTAAAGGTGAATATGAGCCGGTAGATGAAGCACTTTGTACTATCCGCTCATCCTATCAGGCGCCGAAAGATACATTTACAACTTATGAACCCGCAGTCGGACAGAAGCTGCTCAAAGCCGCCAAAACCGAGCACGTTATGATGCTCAATCAGCAGGTAACTAACCTGATGATGTCAGGCACTACGGCACCCGAACAGGCGGCACTTAAAGGTCTTATGAAACGTCCGCCATATACAACTTACGACAACAAATTCTGTTTCTCTGCGGGCGGTTCAGGTGACGACCGGCGTTCAGCCTGGCTGATTAAGCCGGGGATAGATACATTCCACTTCCTCTACAACAAGAACCATCCGACTCTGGGAATTGAGCAAGAGGACAAGGGCGAAGTTCTCGTCGATGGTCTCGGCACAAACAGCGATGAGCACCGATGGGACATTATGATTGAGTTTATGATTCAAAAGGGAATGTGCCTGCTCGACCAGAGGGCGGTTAAGAGGATATGTAACGTCGCTTGCGGCGTTTCTGACAATCCCGGCGTTGACCTTGTAAACACAATTATGGATGCTTCCATTATCAATTCACCAACCGGCGGCACTATGGAAGTAAATGCTGATGGTAATGTTCAGGATTTACCATCCAACTGGCTGCTGTTCTGCGACGAAAGACTTTACTCCAAGCTGGTTCGGACGAATAACGATAAGCTGATGGTTTTTCCATCAGATAAGAACATATATCGTACAAAAATGTCAATGATAGGCGAGGACATCGTAATTTGCAGGATGGATGCGCTTAATCACGAAGTCGGTTCAGGTGAAGCCGCAGTAAGCGCCGCCTCTTAAAATTAAAGGAGAAAAATTATGATACTTGCAAAATTAGGCGAACTTTCAACTGCTCAGGACTTGGTGGCCGGTGCTGCGGTATCTGAAAATGTTATAAAAGATTCCGCAGTATTAGGGCACGGAATGGAGAATGTATGGTGGGTTGTTGATACCGAAACAGTTAACGACGGCAACGGTGGGAGCAGTTCAACATATACCTTTTCTCTGAGAGTTGCCACAACGACGGCTCTTACTACTTACAAAGAGATTCTGAGCGTTACGATAACCGGAGCTACTGATAAACGACTTTTGACTTTAGGACGACATTTAGCCTATGCCAATATTGGAGCCATACTTTCCCAGACAATAAGGGATTTCCGCAGTGAGCAAAGTCTTACCGATTCGGATGATGTCTATATCGGTTTGATGTCCACGCTTGCTGACGGTAATGGCGATGCCAATATCTCAATCAATGCCGCACTTTCACCAACGAAACCTCCGACGGCTGACAGGACTATTAAGGTTGAATCTCCCGTTGGCGTTCCAAGCAAGGCATCGGCTGGAAGTTAATAACAAGGGGCGGGAAACCGCCCCATTTTTTAAGGGGAATAACTTATGAAGAAAATTGAGAATATGAATCCTGAAGCCCTAAAGAGTTTTCTGGATGGCTTGGTGGACGAGATAGAAGAAATCAAGTTTGTGATTGCACCAATGATAGAAAAAAGAGCGAAGGCGAAAGCTGCGATTGAGAAAGCCAAAAGAGATGCGACTGCTAAGAAGAGGGCAGCAGAGGAAAGAGCTGCAAAAATCGCGGCTGCAAAGGAATTATTGGCTAAAGAAGCAGCCGAAAAGGAAGCCCAAAAAGAAGCTGAAGCAACAAAAAAGGCTGCGGATAAAGCTAAAGCCGATGCCATTGCCGAGGCCAAAAAGCTGGTCGCTGACGCTAAATCTTAAATCAAAAATATAATTAAGGAGATACTTTAATGAAAAAGGTAATTTATGCCACTATTATATTTCTGTTATTGGCTACTTGTGCACAGGCCGCTCTGACTTACGGGGCTGATAACTACAAAAAGAACCTTCAGTTTGTAAGGACCGGCAGCAGTAACGACCCGGTTTACCGTTTTATGACAGAAGTGGAGGCAGGTTTAGGCGGTATGGATATAGGTTCTGGTACGATTTACTATGTCGATTCTGCCGTTGATGGTTCTACAGGTCTTTCGTGGGCGACTGCTGTCGGAACTTTGCAGGAAGGTATTGATTTGTGTTCGGCGAATTTAGGCGATTTCGTTTACGTCGCCGAGAACCACGAAGAAAACATTACCGCTGCTTCTGCTCTCGATGCGGATTGTGAAGGTATTACTATTGTCGGATTCGGTGAAGGTGAAAACCAGCCGACGATTTCCTTCATAACAAATGCCGGAGCAGAACTGACAATAAGCGAGGCCGATATAACGATTTACAATATGCGTTTTCTGGGTGCTTATTCCGGTGGTATAACCGCAGGTATTTATATCAACGGTGACGGCGATGGTACACGGATTATTGGCTGCGAGTTCTGGGAAACATCAAGTTCTATGGAACAACTGATAATGCTTAATGTGGCTACTGACGCCGATGCTCTGACTATTGCAGGTAATAGATTTATCGGCGGTGCCAGTTCCGACCCCACTTCGGCGATTTATTTTGCAGGCGGTTCTGATAAGACAATCATTCAGGGTAATACATTTATCGGTACATGGAGCGCAAGTGTTGTCGATATTTTACAGGCAACCTCAACGGGTGTAATGATTACCGATAACTACGTTGTCAATCTGGATGCTACGGCGGGTAAGACATTACAGGTAGAAGCATCAACTAATGGGGCTTTTATTAACAATGCCTGCTATGCCAATGGCGCTGGTTTTGAACTTGTCGGTGCTGCTATGTTCGTATCGCCGGACAATGTAGCTATGCAGACTGAGGCTTTACCGGGAAGAAACATTGAAAGTATGCTCGGTGCGTTCACCGGCCCCGTTACTGGTTCTGCTGTTGACGATAACATCAAAGCTGCATTAGACCACATAGGTTCAGATACCGATGATATTCTTGCCGATACAGCGGCTTGGGATACATCAGCAGAAGCAAGAACATTACTTTACGGTTCCGATACGGCTGGTGCTACTGCTTCAGCAGTATCAACGGTATCAGGCAATGTTGACTCGATACTTGTGGATACCGGTACGGACATACCATCCTCAATATCCTCTATCGCCTCTTCGATAGCCGCTCTATCCGATACCGGTTATGTAGGTAATAATACTGCTGCCAGCCAGACGGCTCCTGTTGTTGCTTTACTGGCCGGTTTCGGCGATGACTACTTTAATACAGGCTGGTCTATGATTTGCACGCTCAACTATGATTCGGTTGGCAATGCTCCGGAAGGTGAAATTAGAGACATCACTGATTACGTCTCACTGACCGGAACATTTACTGTCGAAACTTTTAGTGCCGCTTTGGGAAGTGGCGACCAGGTTATGGTCAGGCGTATTGAGGAGTTGAATCTTGACACACCAACCATATTAGGTGGTGCTGGAACGATTCGCTATGTTGACAGTGGCACTTCAGGTGATGGTTCAGGTCTGACGTGGGAAAACGCCTACTCTACACTTATTCTCGCTGAGGCCGCATCTTCCGCCGGTGATGTTATTTACATAGCAGATGGTCACAACGAAGGATGGACTCAGGCGGCACAACCGATAATTGATGTAGCTAACCTGACAATTATTGGTTTAGGTGAAGGTGATGCCCGTCCGCTGTTTGATTTTGATGGCAATACTACGCTGGTTTTAACTATCAATGCCGCGGGTGTCACGCTCAAGAACCTTCGCTTTAATCCAAGCGCTTCGGTTATGACGAAAGGTATTCACTTTGAATCCGGCGCTATTGGCTGCACGATGGATAATTGTGCATTTATTACCGGCGAGCAGTCCGGCGATGAATGGGAAGATGCCATTCTCGTTGATGCAACAGCTGTAGTTACCATTAATAACTGTACTTATGTAAATCCTAACGCTACAGCTGGTGAAGCCGATACGTTTATCAACCTTGAGGATACTACTATCGACAACTGCACGATAACGAATTGCAGGATATTCGGCACTTTTGCAGATGCAGCTGTCTACTGGGGTGCAGCCGTTCCGGTTAATCTGACCATAACGAACAACATTATCAGCAACTATACCTCGGCTGCAATGTGTGTCGAAGGTTCTGGCGCTGCGACTGGTGTTTGTTCAGGTAATAGGTTGTATGCCAATACATACGGTTCGGTACTCGACCCCGGTTCTATGATGTGTTTTGAAAATTATGGTTCAAATGCCATTAACACTTCGGCTTATCTTGTACCTGAAGTTGATGATGAGGTTGCCGAATACGGCACAGGCAGAATATTCTACGTTGATTCCGGCACGCCTGGTGCTGGAGATGGTAGGAGTTGGGCAACTGCAGTTGCTACTCTTGGCGCTGCCGAGGCTCTCTGTACTGATGACAGGGGTGATACTATTTATGTCGCTGCAGGACACGCCGAAGGAACACTTACAACCGAATATGCCGACATAGATGTAGGCGGTGTTACCATTATAGGTCTTGGCAACGGCGACCTTAGGCCGACCTTTACTTATACCGGTGGAAGCGCAACGCTCTCTATCGACAACGATGATATTACAATCAAAAACCTTCACTTTATTGCCGGTGCGGATTCGGTGCTGGTTGCTATTACGGTCAAGACGGGTGCTGAAAACTGTAGGATTGAGGATTGCCAGTTTAGTTTTGCCTCCGCAACGAATGAGTTCGACCACTGTATCGACCACGCTGCTGCAAATAACAACTTTGTTATTAAGAACTGCCGGTTCCAGATGGGTGCGAATGACGCCGTAGCTATGGTTCATTTTGAAGATTCCGACTATGCAGAGATTGTCGGTAACGAAGTACACGGTGATTATAGCACAGCTTGTATTCACAGCGATACTACCGCAGCCGACCATATAGTGATTAAGCACAATACCTTATTCAACGGTACTATCGGCGGAATTGCAGGTTTGAATACCGAACCTTGTATCGAGCTTCTCGAAACGACCACCGGCGTTATTAGCGACAATTCTTTATTCTGCGACGTAGCCACACCGGAAGCATCTATTGTCGGGGCGGATATGTTCTTAGCTCGAAACACCTACAGCGAGATTGAATCCACCGCTGGAAGCCGTCTCATTGGAGATGACCAGTCGCTCGATGTCGATATCGCAGGTTTGGTAGGTAAAGGAACCGGCCAGGTATGGTATGTTGACCGCTCAGGCAGTGGTGAGGATGGCCGTTCGTGGGGTTCGGCTTTTACGACTATCAATCTTGCCGAGGCCGCTTGTACCGCCGATGCGGGAGATATAATTCTGGTAGCCGAAGGCCATTACGAAGACGTTAGCAACGCCGATGCTGTTGACCTTGACGTGGCTGGTATTAGTGTTATTGGTATGGGTGTTGGCAATGCTCGACCGAGAATTGATTTTGAAAATGCGGCTGCCGAAGTAGTAATCAGCAAGGCCAACATCACTATAAAGAACATCCAGTTCCGACCCGGCGCTACCAACGTACTCAAAGCTATTGATATCGAAGCTACGGGACTTAACGCTACGATTGAAGATTGCGCATTTCTTGATGGTGAGGAAACTACTGTCGATGAGTTTGTAGATGGCATTATCGTCCACAGTACAGCGACCGGTGTTACCGTAAGGAACTGCACCTATAAAACTCTTAATGTAACTGATGGGCACGTAACCACTTTTGTCAATCTTGACCAGGGCGCTTGTGTTGATACGACCATAGAGAATAATGTAGTATATGGAGATTTTTCAGAAGCACCAATCTGGGGCGCTGCTCAGGTATGCCTCAACTTGAACATTCACAACAATATACTTACCAATGTAAATACCGGAGAGCATTGTATTGAGTTCGCAGGCAACGCAACAGGTATGTGTACCGGCAACAAGATGTACGCCGATACCTGGGGCTCTATACTTGACCCTGGTTATATGAAGTGCTTTGAGAACTATGCGATAGATGCAACGGATGAGTCCGGAAGGTTAGTGCCGGCAACCAGTACGGTTGCAGGACAAACCTACACTGCTGTCTGCACAACCTCGACGGCGTTTGCAGAGGACTTGTTTGCCGTTTCAGCACCTATTTACATCCTTGATTTTGTCGGTATTGTCACGACAGAAATTGCTGCCGGTCCCGGTAATATGAAAATCTGGTGCGATGCCACAACTCCTGCGCAGGATGTTGACTTTTCCACGGCGGTAGCAACAGAAGGCGATGCCGTAGGGACAAAATATGTCTTTTCCAATGCTACGCCATCCGTCTTGACTCCGTGCGAAGCTGCCGCTAACGGTGCTACAAGTCTGTTTGATTCTTGGTTCTGTCCTATAGGTGATATTGAGCAGACCAACACCGATGGAGATGCCACCGGTGTTATTATCTGGTATCTGACGTGGAGATGTATCACGGATGGAACGACGGTAGTAGCTCAATAAATTTAATTTTAATGTGGGGGCGGGGAAACTCGCTCCCATATTTTGGAGAATGTTATGAAACGAATATTATTTCTGTTCTTAGTATTGTTTTTGCCCGGCAACTGTTTCGGCGACGCCATTGCACAGTGGAAGATGAACGACGACGCCGATAATACGACTGTTACCGATTCCGTCGGCAGCTATACGGGCACTTTTCACGGCACAGGCGGCGCCGATGACTACACTTCAGCGCATACTACTACGGGCAAGATAAATGCAGCGATAGAGCTCGATGGGACAAACGATTATATCACGGTTTCCGATGCCGCCGCTTTTACGCCTGATGGGACGCCTTTTAGTATTACATCGTGGATAAGTCTTTCGGCAGATGAAGGCGCTCTCGATTTTATGATAGCCAACAAAAAGGGCACAGCCCTTGAATGGAGCTTTTATGTCGGTGGTGACAATATGTATTTTACCCTTTATGACGAAAGCGCCAGTCAGGCGAAGATTGGCAGGATTGATACTACGACCAACTATGCCCTGTATGAGGGTAGCGACTTTATTTTCGTATGCTGCACTTACGACGGCGGTGCTTTGTCAAGCGGCGTCAAATTATATCTCGATGGCCAGCAGGTTGACGACAGTGATGATATAAACGGAACTTTCGCTAATGTCGATAACAGCAATGAGGATATATACATCGGCAAAGACAGTATTAGTATGGCAAAAGGCGTTATAGACAATCTCGTAATCTACGATAACGAACTCACCGAAGCGCAAATCATAAGTCTTTATAACAACGGCACCGGCACGGAAGAAGTTGGACTTAGTTCTACTGCTGAGAACATTATGAGGGCAAGAACCAAATACGGGTACAGAAAATATTACAGAAACAGATATTAAGGAGAACGAAATGAAAAAGATATTAAGATTAGGACGGGCGACTATCGCCGTCTTGCTGTTCTTTGTAATTGTAGGGGCTATTGTCTTTATTATTACGACGACCAGAGCAGACCCGCTCGATACATATCATTCGGGCTGGAAGCTGATAAGGGAAACGGCAGATGAGGACGGCGCAACTTTTGCAGCTGTATATCCATTAACTACGGCGGGCAATTTCGCCAATAAAAACAGCTCATCGGTAGCAAACGGCGGGCCGTACAGAATATACTCTTATGCCGGAAGCGGTGACGGCACTGAATTTCAATCATCGGGCGGTGCGTGGATGTTTGCCATTTGCGCTAAAAATTACGATGTAGGTGCTGATAATGCTATTGATAATACATTCAGTTTCAACATCATAGGCTGGAGCAGAATTAACGGTATGCTCCAGAACATAGCCGAGGGCGATTGTGTTCTTGGCAATCAGGCTGTCATTGTATATCCCGATGGCGGTGACGCTGTAGGGGCGTTGGTAGATGAATCTAATGTAACTTATACCGATAGCGAAACCAAATTCACGGTTACTAATGAAGCCTTCGAAAATGTTGTCGCCGGTATGATGGCTTATGTAACTTCAGATAATGATTCAAACCTTACTACCGGATATTATGCGATAACGACGGCAACTGATTCTAACAATATTGTATGTTCCGGCATAACATCGTCAAGTGATACAACTGCAAGGGTTCAAATCAATCCTTCTTTCTGGGCTGATACTATCAATCTTGATGAAACAACCAAATGGCCTTCTGTCGCTGTCTATAATTCCGGTGATAATGAAGTTGCTTTTATTGTAGTGGATATGACCGGTCTTGAGTGGGTTCAATTCGTTATTTACGATGCCCTGCCTGAGCAAACTGGCGAGGCGGGTGACATAACCGTTTATGGCAGGCTTTATTAGGAAGGGAATTGCTTATGAAATACGGAGCAAAAAAAGGCGCGGGCAAAGGCAGAGGTATGCGTGGCGGCGGTCGCAGGAATAGAAATAAAAGTAGCTGCTCAAGAGGCGGCCCCGGATACGGCAGGGGCAAAGGCAGAGGTAAGGGTTCTGGCAGGAGAAGATAATGAGTTACACAAAATTGGAGATTATCAATAAAGCCTTCGGCAAGATTGGCGGGGCAGGCGACCAGTTCGGAACATATCCTTTTTTGTCTAACCTGAATGGTTCGGACAAAATAACAACTTTCGCACTTGAGATATATTCTCAGGCCAGATTACAGGTAGTTCTCGATTTGGCGAAGGCGGGCTGCCCGTTCAGGGAGAGTTTGAAATTCGCCGATTTAGGTACTGACTTTAAGCAGTATGATGAGACAATTTCCGATATAAGCATATCCGGTGGTACTATCACAATAACAACGAAAGAGGCATACGATTATGAGGACGGCGACTCAATCGGATTCTATTGTGTACGAGGTTCGCTCGGTCTTGAATTAGCCCTCAATAACAAGATTTCCGATATTACAGTCGTCGATTCAACGAGTTTTACTCTGGATGATATAGAGGGTACGGATAGCTGGGAATATACAGAGGATTCGGGGATAACGAGCTATTGCCCTGAAATTGGAGGTTATAGCTATTGCTTTGATTTGCCGGACGATTGCGAGTATGTCGTCAGACAGATTAACGAGGACTTTTCAAGCACAGAAGAAGAAAGACTTAAATATAGGTTCGACACTCTCCTTAATAAAGCTCAGGATGGCAAAATTTTAATAACCAATACTTTGAGCAACCACGCAGGAGATAGTGCATTTATCGAATACGTACACGACCTTAAAGATAAGGAATCGGGTTTCAGCGACGATTTTGTCCAGTGCTTTTCGACGCTTCTGGCTGCCGAACTGTGTCCCGTTTGCGGTAGAGACCTTAAAACACGGCAGGATAAACTGCTCGAATATCATCAGTTGGTAAAATCTTCTGCAAAAGTCGCTAACCAGAGCCAGTATAACAGGCGTACGAAAACAAAAGTCGATTATCTTGGGGGACGGTCTTAATGAAAAGGATTTTGATTTTGCTTTTATTCTCGACGACTGCTTTGGCTGTTTCACCTGCATTTTTATCGTTCAATGCAGGGCAGGTAAGCCCGTCTGTTGAGGCGAGAAGCGGATTTGATAAATATTTAAGCTCCTGCCGAATCTTAGAAAATATGCTCGTTTATACTCACGGCCCGATTACGAGAAGACCGGGCACGCAATATGTCGGAGAATTGGAAGAGCCTGAATTTTTGCCGGAGATATTCTGGCCGCCTATGTATATTGTTCCTGCTGGCTATCGGTGGGGCATTTTTGACAGAAATTGCGAGGCTATTTTAGCACAAAACAGCTACGACCCTGATGATGATTATGAGGTTACTGAATCCTATGCGGCAGATATATCATCCGATGGCAGTATTGTAGCGATGACTAATAATACAGATTATATTGATTCGGTTTTATCTACATACAATTCCACAACAGGTGAGATTATAACGGCAGACTTTGAGCCTGGTATCGATATCGGTTACGACAAAACAGTTTGGGATGTCCACTTTAGCGCAGACGACCAGTATATTTATGCTCACGGCGGCTCATCGCATAGTGGTCGCTTAATGAAATTTGCTGTCGATGGCACACTTATTGGACTTTATGAAACAGATTTAGATGATAATTATCTTGGTGGGGGCTATGCAATACAAATTCTTAATGATGATGAAATTGTGAGGGTGGGTGGTATAGCTGAGGATTGTGAGCATTATCAGCCTCACATAATAAAATCAGATTTGAGCGAGGATTCGGACAACGACCCGGACTGGGATGTCAGAATACAGTTCCCTTATGATATGTGCGTTGATTATGATATGGGCTATGTATATGTATGCGGATGGTCAAATTATCTATATCCAAACATTCCGGCAGAGTTTCGTTACTACTGTGTATTTGCTTTAAGCCTTACCGATGATACCGTTCATATGTGGAAATATGCCAATTCAAATATACCTGTAATGTATTCAATTAACACCTATAACGGTTATGTATATGTCGCCGGTCGCACAACAACAAGCACGATACAGCGCATTTGGAAATTATCAGCCGATTTATCATCTATAGAGGCAGAAACATCAGGTGATATAAACAGCTATACTTTCTTTATTGATACTTTCGGCAATATACGAGTGATTCGCAATCCGTATTATTGTGATACTTATTCGTCTGATGACCTGAGCTTCATTGAAACAAACGATACGAGAGATGGCGGTATTACTTTGCAGGCCCCGGTAGCTTTTATTACAAAACCTGTGGTACTACCTAAAGCCGATACATATATAGAATATCTTGAAAGTGTCTCTGCTGATTCAGTACGCCTTATCCCTGTTGAAATCTCGACGGACGATTCTTATGTACTTTCTTTTGGCGGTGGATTTATGGGCTTTTACAGAACGGATGCAAACGGGGAACCGGGGCAGGTGATGCAATGATAAAAAAGGCAATAATAATATTGTTTATAACTCTTATAGCTGCAATATGTTACGCATTTTCACCCGCTCTAACATCTTTTAATGGTGGGCAGTTCTCACCCTTGCTCGAAGCGAGAAGCGACTTTCAGCGGTACACAAGCGGATGCAGGCAGCTTGAGAATATGTTCGTCTTTACGCAGGGGCCGATAGAAAGACGTCCGGGCACGCAATACATAGAAGATGCAAACAGTACGACTCTCGCAAGGCTTATTCCGTTCAATTATTCGACGGACGATGCCTATGTCCTCGAATTAACGGATGAATGTATAAGATTTTTTCGAACAGATGCAAATAATGATGGAGGCCCGATATTAGAATGAAAAAACTAATAATTTTACTGTTCTTGCTTTTAAGCTCTTTATGTTACGGCGACGCATATTACATCGCTACTGTTTTCGACGCCTGCGAGATATGGGATGTCCAGTACGCACAGGCCGATAATACTATGTACCTCGTCGATGGCAACGACTGGCCGCAAAAGCTGACGAGAGCGGCTCATAACGACTGGACGATTGCCGATATGGACATATCAACGGGGCCGTTCCTGCCTGAAAACGATGAGGATATAACTATTACACCTTCGGGTACAAAAGACTCGATTACACTCACCGCCAGCAGCAGCATATTTCTGGAAACGCATAACGGCTCAATCTGGGAGATAAACCAGAAACGCTCAAATACATCTTATACAGGCTCGTTAAACGATGACGAATCAGGCGACTCAACGGATTATTTTGTCGGCGGTTATTCCTTTATTACCGATGGCACCTGGGACGCTACGGTAACTTTAGAGAGAAGCACAAATAACGGTGTTACCTGGAAAAACGCATTAGTGCCGATGAACAGCACACATTTCGATAATCCGGCAGAGACAGAAGAAGATGGAGCAATCTACAGGGTTACAATGAGCGATTATGTAAGCGGCACCTGCGACTGGACTTTCACTATTACAGACCCGCTAAATCACGGAGTAGTAAAAATTACCGATTATGAGAGCGGAACGGTCGTTACGGGGACAGTATTAACAGCGTTGGATTCGACAGATGCCACAAAACACTGGCGAGAGCCTTATTGGAGCGACCGTTACGGCTGGCCCAAAACTGTTTGTTATCACCAGCAGAGACTTGTATTCGGCGGCTCGACCACATATCCGCAAATTTTATGGTTCAGCAAAACAGGCAACCCTGAGAATTTTATGGAAGGAGCATTGGACGATTCAGCCTTTCTCGTTGCCCTTACGGGACAGAATCCCATACGCTGGCTTGCTTCTAAGGATTATCTGATTATCGGCACTTCCGGCAGCGTAGGAATTTGGGGTGAGCGGGGCGAGGCTGTAAAGTTTACGAGTCCTGCATATCAGGAGCAGACAAATGTAGGCTCTGCCGCCATTATGCCGGCACTTGCAAGCGAATCACTATTGTACGTTGAGAGAGGCAATAGGAATATAAGGGAATTTTCATATTCCTTGCAGCACGATAAATACCTGTCACCTGATTTAACGCTGCTTTCCGAGGATATAACGAACAGCGGGATAAAAGATGTTGCTTTTCAGTACAGGCCGCAACCTATTCTTTGGTGCGTGTTAAATAACGGTGATATTGCAACTCTGACTTATGATGCCCAGCAGCAGGTCATAGGATGGGCTAAACAGACAACGGATGGGGATTTTGAATCCGTCTGCAGAATCCCCGGCATAGAATTTGAGGATGAGATTTGGGTAATAGTCAACAGGACAATAGACGGCAACGATTACAAATACGTCGAGCGATTCGCTCCGCGAGACTGGGGTACTGATACTAACGACTGCTGGTTCGTCGATTCGGGACTTTCTTATACTGGTTCTGAAGTGAATGATTTTAACGGACTCGACCATTTAATCGGTGAAAATATATATATATTAGGCGACGGTGTTTTTGAGCCTAACGAGGTAGTTGATGCAAACGGCGAAATCATAATAGACAGAGCGGCGGCGAGGGTAACGGCAGGTCTGCCTTACACATCGAAATATGAGAGCTTGCCTTTGGTAATAGACCCGCAGGACAAGGCTATGCAAAAGCACGTTCAAGCACTTGATTTCGATTTTTACAAAACAGGATATTGCAAATATGGGGATAGTGCAACTCTCGATGATTTAACATATATCAATTTTGAAAATGATATGAATTTCGACCCTAACGCAACAGCACAGGATTTAACTACGTGTTTATCGAGATTTAGAAGATATCCTTATCCTTATGCGTCGAAAAAGAAACAGACTATTTACGTCGAAAGCGATGCGCCTTTTCCTCTGACGATAAGACAGATTATTACTCAATATGGAATGAATGCGCCCTAACTATGGTTGCGCAGTGGTTGCGCAGTGGTTGCGCAGGGTTTATTATGGAACAAAGACAAATGACAACCGATGACTTTTTGGCTGTTATGGCGGCCAATAAGGAATTTTACCCTGATTACGATAAATTGTCTCAGGCAGAGAAGGTATATCTTGCAAACATAAACATCATTACCGGTACTGCTCATTCATATTTTACGGATAAAGGTGAATTTTTCGGGGTAGGCGGTATCCGCTATATAGGTCTGGGTGAGGCGTGGTGTGCGACTTTTCCCCATATAAGATTAAGGCAGAAGAAAAAACTTTTTGAAGAAACGAAAGATGTATTTATTAAGACGAGGGACGAAAAAAACCTCTGGCGCGTATTCGCAGAGTCGAAAATAAGCGATAAGTTTCTTGAGCATTTAGGGTTCAAGAAGGAGCCAGATATGCACATTTGGACGAGGACAGAATAATGGCAGCCGCAGTACCAGCATTGCTCATTGGCGGTATGATTGCCGGCACGGTTATGCAGATGAGGGCAATCTCGCAGCAGGGCAAAATGGCTCAGGACTTGGCAAATGCCAGAGCGGAGCAGGAGCGCAAACGTGCGGAGATGGTAAAGAAAGAAGCCGAGGAAAAGGCTCGTATCTTAGAGGAAAAGAAACGCAGGCTTATTGCTTCACAAAAGGTGGGATTCGCTGCTTCTAACGTAAGGATTAATATCGGTGCGCCTTTAATTATCGAGGCTCAGACGAAACTCGATGCCGCTAAAGATAAGGGCTACATACTCGAAAGGGGCAGGGAAACTGCGGAATTATATGAGATGAGGGCTACATACGAAACGGCCTACGGCGAAATGGCAAGAGAGCAGGCTAAATGGCAGTCTCTATCTACGGGACTATTAGGATTTGGCAGGGCAGGGATGGCATCTTGGGAATCAGGATTATTCAATCTCAATAAACAATCTTTGGGATGGACTCCTGATACAACTTTTAACTGGAAAACAACACCTTATAGTTATACGAGGAATTTTTAAGTGGGAGTAGAAATAAAATTATATCAGAGAACACAAACGCCGACAGCTTTACCTGCACATAAACCACCTTACTACCTTGCTAATACAAGAGGGCAACAGCAATTTGGCGCAGTTATAGCACAAACGGGGGGAGATATATTATCAAAAATCAATCAAATAAAAACTGGTAATGAGATACATTCTTTTCTCGGACAGACGGGAACGACTATTGAAGGATTTAGGACTTGGCTGATAGAGAATCCAGGTGCAGGTGTCGATGAAATCAGACAGCAAAAGGAAAAGGCAATAAATGGATTGAATCTGGCAGGTCAAAAACTAAAGCTGCCGGCGAGCAAAGACTATGCGAATAATTGGTTAGCACAGAACAAAGAAAGACTCAATAAGCGGCTTGATGGCGAAATTGGAACTATTGTCGGAAGGCGTGAAGCCGAAAAAGCGGAGATGATGTTAAAAAGCCACGTCGCCAATTTGGACAAGCAGGCGGCTTTTGATTTGTTAGATAGGCACGCAGGGACAGTATACGACAAAGAACTTGTGCCTACGATGAAGGAACTGATAGGTGCAGAAATAGACGCAAAGAAAGCTAAAGCAGCAGAAAAAGCTGCTGTTTTGTGGTTGGAGGAAAAGACAGACCAGTTAGCAGCAGAAGGCGGATGGGACGAAGCTGCAAAGTGGATGAACGACCCCAAAAGGAAAAGAGAGGCAAGAGAGAAATACGGAATAACAGGAGAGCAGTGGGACAAGGTTTTTGAAGATGTCAGGACTCAGTATAACTTCAAAAAGAATCTTGACGATGAAGCATTAAAGAAAGCTCAGGAGGACGCAAAAGATACGATTTACGATGCTATCGAAACGGGTAAAATGCCGCAGGATTTTACGGGTGATATATTCGATTTAATTGAAAGCTACGACGGCGTTCTGACTGAAGACCAACAAAAGGCAATACGCAAATAAATGAATTTGCTAAAACCCCAGAGGACAAAATAAGGTATATGGACGACTATGATAAGTGGTTAAGGGAACATCAATCAATTCATAAAAGGCCACCATCGCCACAGGAAAGTCAGGATTATTTATTCTTTATGTTTAAGCCAACAGTAAAAGACTGGTGGTATGAAGATTGGCCTGTAGAAGAAAGAACAAAAGCGTTAAGAGCTCTGCCTTACAAAGCTAAAATGGAATGGATGTCATCAGAAAGAGCAGAAGAAATAGGAACTACTCAATGGATTAAAGAATTTAGAAAAAGAGAAAAACCTATGACGGACGAGATTGGATTACATTATTACTATTTGGCTGGTGGTGATATAAAACTGGCCGAAAAATTAGCGAAAAAGGACGGATATATCATTCCTGAAAAATAATGGGATATTGGGACAGAATAGCAGAATTGGCAGGAACGACGGACGAGGCTGATATTATTACCGAACAACTACCAGAAAAATCAGAGGTTTCTTATTGGGATAGAATCAGTACGCTCGCCGAAGGGAAAGAAGTAAAAGGTGCGGCTGTTATTGATTTACTTAATGACCCAAATGCTCATCTGGAAGATTACATCGACAAGAGCAAAAGAAATGTTATGTCGGAATATTTCAATCTGTCGGAAAACCCACAGGCTGAGAGACAGAATTTTCTCGACAAACAATTATTGGCTTTGGATAGGCAACTGACTGATGAGATGGCCGAATTAGTTTACCCACGAGCCAAACAAGAGGGCAAAATTAACGAAATTAGGGAACGATGGAAAAGTGAATTGGACGACAAAAACAGTTTAGGAGATTATCTAATCCCGCCCGAATTGGCAGACCCATCGGCACCGGCCACAGTAGCATTAAAGCAGGTTCTATTCAAACCGCCGAAATGGGGAGTGTTAGGAATTAAAGCAACACCGGAGGAAATCTTAGAAGAGGACATACTGCTTAAAGAATTGAGAAATATAGTCGGTGGTTGGGAACGACTTAGATTAGAGTTTGGTATGGCGGATATGCCGACAGCTTTGGAAAAAGTGCCTTTGGGCGGTGCCTTAGTCGCATTGTTTAACCAAATGACCTATGAGGCGGCGAAAACAAGGCTTGATTCTGATTGGGACTACAGTACGCCAGTTGGTTTTCGCGATGAAGTAAGCGAACGTATGCTCGGCCGTGTAACGCCGAGAGTAATTGAAGGCAAGGTGATGGAATACGACCCTTACGAATTTGCGGAATACGCTGATAAAGAATCCGATGAGAGAATAGTCGAAAATTACAGGCGTCGCAAATACGCACAGAATAACTGGTTCAGCACAGTAGCGTGGGGTATATCCAACCTGCCTACCTATATGGCCGAGTTTGCGATAACCGGAAGAATATATACCGGAGTAAGGTCAGTTGGCAGACGAGCGGGATTAAGACTGTTGGGAACGACAAAGGCTGGCAGGTTCGGGGCTCGATTATTGGGTTGGATTTCGGGTTCGACGGCAAGAGGGGCTATAGCCTTCGCTCCCAGAGGCGCAGAAGAACTTGCAGAGAGACGTCTTGAAATCAGGGAAGGAATAAGGCCGGAAGAATCGTTAGGTGAATCCATAGCGAAGTCTTGGGGAAACCAGATAATCACAGCAGGGGCAGAGGTATCGGGTACAACGATAATGAGGGGACTTGCCAAACTGCCCTTTGCCCGAAAGTTCGTACCTGCATTGCAAAAAGCATGGTCGAGAAAAACAGGCGGCTCGCCAAGTAAATTTGTTAACAAGCTCTTAAAAAGAGGCGAATATTCGACTTTATTGGGCGAATTGGCAGAGGAAGAAGTTGAGACGATATTCAAGGCCATTGCGGGAACAGAGGACTTTGGAACGGGTGGCGATTCGACGATTGGCGAAAGACTTGTAGCCGGACTATTTCAGGATTTTCAAAACTTGCCATCTACAGGTGTTGTTCTTGCATTCCCTGCTGCTGTGAGAATGGCTGCTGGTATGATGACAAAACGTGCCATAAGACCGCCTGAGCCAATTAAGAAGCCTGTTGAGACGAAACCAGTAGCCCCCGAAATTGTAGAGAAAGCCCCTGAAATCATCGAAAAGCCTGAAGTGCCAGAAGCTAAGCGAAAAGAACCTGAATGGTTTTCAGAGTTGGATACAGCTAAAAGACTTCCTGATGGTCGCATTATGATGATACAAGCTAGACAGGATACAGAAGGAAGAAATCAAGTTAGAACAAAAATTGAAGACCAAAAATGGTCTGATTGGAAAGACACGGAAAGAACACCACAAGAGATAATAAGTTTGGAAGCAGCTGAAGAAGCCGAGCGATTATTAGCAGAAACTCGACCGAAATTAGCCAAGCCCGAAGTCCCCGCCGAAAAGCATCCCTGGGAAATGACTATCAACGAATTTATAGAAAAAAAATATATAGCACCATCACCAAGAGAAAAGGCAGGTTTTCAAAATATAGAGACATTACACAAAAGATATATCAGAAAAGCTCTAAAAGAAAAAAAACTTGTCCCTCGCGAAGTCCTCGAAGAATACAAAGGCGAAGAATGGGCTGATAAAGCTCTGGCGAAGATGGAAAAGCCGGAAGTGCCAGAAAAGTTCGGTGAGACAAATGTAATTTTCAAAAAAACAGATGCAGAGGCTGCTATAGACAGGATAAAAAAGAAAATTGCTGAAAGGGAAGGATTTTTCAGGAGCGAAAAAGGCGAACAAGATATTGAGGGGTGGGGAGACCTTGTAACGATAGGCGGATATTATTTTGAAGGAGGTTTGAAAAGTTTTGAGAAGTGGTCTGAACAGTTAATTACAACATTGGGCGAAAAAGTCAGAACTCATTTAAGCAATATTTGGGACGAAGTGACAAAAGGTGTAGAAGTTGAAGAAGAAGTGCTGGAAGCAGAAATACCTATTGAAGAAAAAGTAATAGAAAAACCAAAAGTTAAAAAACCTGTAGCTCTTGAAGAAAAACCAGAAGAACCATCTACAAAAGCACAAAAACAAAAAGGTCATATCATAGCAAAGAAGAAAGGATTTGTAAGTGAAAAAGGCAAGATGAGACCCGGCTATCGTGCCCTTGCTAAAGCAATGACTATAAAGAAGTCAATGAAGGATATGACCTACGAAGAGGCTGAAAGATTTATAGATGCTCTTGGTAGATTGCCCGAACCAACTATCAGAGCCGGCAAAATTATTCCGCCCTCTATACCAAGAACAACAAAACTGGCAACAGTAAAACAGTTTCAGAGAAAATACAGAAAACCGACACTTCTGAAATATATTACTGCGCAGACTTATTATGCAGAGGTTCTTGGCGTAAAAGAATTGGTAAAGCCTTTAGAAGAAGGAAAGCAGCGATTCGATTTGGAATTTAGAAAGGTCAGTAGTGAAGTAGATAAGAAGATTAACGAAATAGATAAATATTACGGAACGACGCTAAAAGAAAAAGCGGCGGCAAAACTCAAAAACCAACCGACTAAGGCTGTTGTGAAAATGAGAGACCTTCTTAATAAACACGAAGAACCGCCAGCCAATTTGAGTATTGAGGAAGCACAGATATTTAATTGGTTCAGGGATTTGAGTAAAGAAATACTAAGACGAGAAAATGAAGTGAGGGCTGCTCTTGACTTAGAACCGATAAAAGAACGAAAGGCTTATGTTAGGCACGTTGCCGACTCTCTGGCAGCAGAAATGCTTAGGGGTAAATACCCATTCCCAGAAGGTATGGCTTATTGGGCACAGCGTGTTGCAAGTAAAAAGGTTTTCAATCCGATGGAGTTTCAGAGGAAAGTTGCAGATGATGTTGAAACTCTGTTTACTAAAGATTTAGCTTATGCTACAAAATCAATGCTGTGGAGCGGATTAAAAGAAGTTCATTTAAGTCAACCACTTAGATTTTTCAGTGAACAATTAGGGGCAATATCAAAAGATTTGCCGATTTATAAAGGTCTATCTGCAAAAGAAAAACAACTTCTTCCACAGGTTATGCCAGCCGAGACAAAAAGATGGGTGATAGATTATGTCAATCAGGTAATTAAAGGCCAAGAGACACAACTTGACAGGCACGTTAATAATATTGTTACTGAAACGGGTTTAGGTGGCTTATTCAATAAAATCTTAAAGCCGTTTGGCCGTACAATAAGCAGAAGACCGATAACAACTCTGTTTCAAAAAGGCGGTCGATTAGTGATTTCAGGTGTTATGGGATGGCGACCAAAACAGCTTATCAGAAATAAGTTTCAGACCTTGCAGAATCTTGCCCTCTACGGAATAAAAGCAAACGCAAAAAGTTTCATACCAGCCTCGCCTCAACTGCGGAAAATCATAGATGATAGTTTGTTTATTAAAGGATATACGGGCTTCGAGGAATTGCCAAAGGCTTTGATGGGCAAACTTGAAAAAGCGTGGCTTGCACCTTATCAATGGACTGCAGTTTCAAATGCAACCAAAGCTCAAAAGGCCGCTTACTGGGATACAATTGAGCTAATCACAAATCCCAAATATAAAAAATACGGATGGGCTGACCCAAAGCGAACATATAAAGAAAAGAAAGGATTTTTATATCCTTCCGAACTCGAAAAGATAAAAAGAGAAATGGATTTCGGTGCTGGAGCTACTCAATATCAATATATACCGATGGGGATGCCTGAAGCATTTAGGCACAAAGCTTTAATTCCGCTTACTCGACTTCAAAGCTGGTGGATGAATCATTTTGCAAGATTTCATAGAGAGGCCATCCATAGGCTATTAAAAGGTGAACCAAGGTGGTCGGATGGGACAGTTAAATTGCCTTGGACTCGAAGATTGGGATGGTTTAGATATTTAGTTATAGGTGGTCTGATTTTGAATACTTTGGGTTACACTCGAAGTTTTTTATTTGGAGCAGCACCTACTGGTCTTCCACCAGCAGCTCAATTTGCACTTGGGGCTTATATCTATCTGATAAGTTTTTTCACAGGCGATACAGATAAATGGAAGGAATATAAGAGAGAAAAGGCAAAGCGAAATATGTATAATTCTCTTTTGACTTTCATACCGGGTTATCTATCTTATAAAGATTACGAGGCAATATGGTCGGGACGCAAAGATTTGAAATCATTATTCTTTTATGAAAAAATGAAGGAAGAAAAACCTAAGAAGCTACCTCCATACGATTAAACGAAAGGATTGATAAATGGCATTAACTGAAATTGAAGAAAAGTATATTGACGAAAGAATTGCTAACCTTGCAACCAAAGCGGCAGAGAATATAATTGAAAAAGTTATTACAGCTCACGTCAACTCCTGCCCACACGGGAAAAAATTATTGAAGGTTATATATATATCGGTTGGTGTTGGCATAGGC